GGTTAGAAGCCATCTTCAATCAAAATGTAAAAAGGACTTATGCGGGTTATATTAGAAATGTCTTTAATTACGAAAAGAAGCAGATTCCTATAATTATGGGTTATGCAAAAACCTATGACCTTCCCACAGTGGAACAACTTGAATCTGTCATTAATCGTTCTAAATATCGCTTGCAACTTCTTCTTTGTATGTATGCGGGTCTAAGAATAGGTGAAGCATGTGCAGTAGTTCCCCAACAGGTTAAAAAGGAAGGTGATTTATATTTCCTTAATGTAGATAGGGCTTTTAGTCAGGATGGTGTTTCTTTGTCTTCCCCCAAAACTTTAGGCAAGGTTTTGATACCTGAATGGTTGGCCTTAGAAGTCCTAAATATGAAAAAGGATGACTACTGGAAGCAAGGCAGACCTACTAAATTGGTTACTACAGCCTGTCAATCATTAGGCAGGATAGAAAAGGTCAAAATCAATCCCCATATGCTTAGACATTGGTTCGCAACAGATATGGCAAGGCGAAATGTGCCACCCCATATCATTATGAAACAAATGCGGCATAAAAATGTGCAAACTGCTATGGCTGTCTATAGTCAGGTAAATAATGCTGATTTAATCAATGCCATGCCTACCAAACCAAGTGCCAATAAGCCTGAAATGGCTAAGGTGGTTAATTTATTCAATAACTAACTAATTAAATATAAGGGCTATGGGATTATTCCTGTAGCCCTTTATTTTATGTATTTGTAAAGTGGTGGATATTGGGCACAAATGTCTTTTTGAATCGCCCACGCCATTTCATCCTTTTTAGCGTTTTCACAATTAGTCTTCAATTCCCTAATCCCTTTTAACATTCCATTTATTTCTTTTTTCTTGAAGCAACCTTTATTGTTCAATGTAAGCGTGTAAGCCTTTACTATATTTTGTGCTAACACAATAAAAGCCTTATCAGGGTCACCTTTGTATTCCCCTTCAAAAAGTTTCTTTGTTTGTGCCGTCACTTGCTTACATGACATTTTTGCATGTGATTGAACAGGCACTATTTGAAGTAATGGAACTATTAGTAACAGGGTCATTAACCGCTTCATGCCCTTACTAATTACCTGCCGCTTTCATAAAATCAAAGTTACATGAAGGGCATATTGTTAATCCCTTTTTTACATTTTTGCCACATGCAGGGCATTGTCGCTTCTTACCACCTGTAATTCTGTAAAGAACATAAAGAACAACATTCATAATGGCAAGCCAAACCATTAAAACCATAAATTGAAGTCCTAATGCTGTATCACTATCAGTGGAATCTATTTCTAAAGAAAAAGCAACAACAAAATAGATATTAAGGGCAATAATCACCCAAGCAAAAGGCCTAAGATTTTTCATAATACCCCCTTAGAAATTAAAGTCTAATCTTACCCCAATAGGTGGATTAGGACTACTTGCGTTCCAACCCAACACTGCCTTCACCTTTATAGCAGTAACATTTTGTTCATCAAGATAAGTTGTCACATCATAGGAATAATCTGAAGGAACATGCCCAACCTTTTTTCCGTCTACAAATATTGCAACGGCAAATTCATCAAATTTGTTATTAGGTTCTGTCTGCATAACTGCATCTAAATACAATTCACCTTCCTTATGTGCATTATGTTTTTCAATAATAGAAAGAAGGTTATCCCTGTAGTGTGATTCCCCTACTGCTTCAAATGAATAATCATCTGCAAACTGCGAATATTCATCATCATCTGATTCATCTTGTGAGGCGAACTTACGCTTTGTATATGTTCCAATTTTTTTACTAACAGGGTTGGCTTTATTTACTTTATCTACCTTTGACATTATGCCATCTTTGACAGATTGCCTTTGTTCAGGTGTCATCTTGTTAATTTGACGCTGTTTCAAAATTATTCGTGGAATATAGACAATTAACCACACGCCGCCTGTGAAGACCACCATAACGACATGAAAAATGTGTTCTATGAACCTGATTGGCTTGAAAGTTTTATCTGACATGCCCTTAACAATAGGGTCAATCCTTGATTATTCCAAGATGCTTTTCCATAAGTTCATAGAAATCTGTCTTACAGGAATCCAGTTCACCCTGTAGATGGTCAACCCTATCCCTTAATTCTTTAACTTCCGCCCTTAATTCTGCAATTATGTCCATCTGCAAGTCCTTTTGCCTAAATTTGTTGTTATAGGCAAGGGCAAGGAATTTATACCCTGCCCCACCCATAAGCATTGAAACAAATATCTGAATCAAATCATTAGACATATTAATTCATGCCATAAAGTCTTATTTCAGAATTTCCTTGATTTGAAAATGTGCTTGAACCTGCAGTTCTGACAATATCAATTGAAGTAATTGCTGAAGTAGATTTATATTGACCTGTAAAATCCATAATGGTTCTGCCGCCATTTTGAACATCATAATAGGCAAACATTCCTTTAAATGATTTGTTCTTTGTGGTAGAAATTGGATTATCTATAACAATCTGTCCTACACAATCGTGATAACTTGTCGTGTCTGAAGTTCCAGTTCCAAATGCAGACATACTATGTGCACCTGAATTGCCAAGTGCATTTCCGTCATACATCATTAGAACTTCTGACCCCGCAACATATCCATGATAAGAAATGTCATAGTTAGTTCCACTGTCGTTGTTTAATCTTATTGAAAACTGATTATTTGCTGCATTGTGTCGGACACCTGCCCAAACAAGAATTAATTGCTTGTAACTACCTAAGTTATTAAAAACTAAACTTGAAATTGAAGATGCACTTGTTGCACTTATTAGCGTAAGTCCACCTGTGGCGGGTATGTCACTTGTCAGTGCAACTGTTCCTGAATTATTTGGTAGTGTAATGGTCCTGTCTGCCGTTGGTTCTGCAACTACCAATTCTGTTTCAAAGGCATCAGGCGTTGCCCCTTCAAAGACAAATTTATCCTTTATGGCGATAGTTGTTGAATCAATTGTTGTTGTAGTGCCTTGAACTGTCAGATTACCTGTCAAAGTTAGATTTGAAAGGGTTACTGTTCCATCTGCCGTCACCAGTGCCACATAAGTGCCATCATCATTTACATAAACCTTGTCAGTATCAGCCGCATAAGCAACCTTTACATTGGGATAAGTTGAAGCAAGTGTTGGAAGTTCTGAAGCGGCATCAACCTTAATGACAGCCTGATTTTCCAAATAGGTCAGAACATCATTGGCTGAAAGTGTGTCACCTGCCGCAAATACTTTGTAATTTATTGTCATGTTTTCTCCTAATTATTTGGAACAGGTATTAAGTCAAATGTTGAAAGCCACCTGTCAGGGTTTAAGTCATGGGTTATCGCCATGACCATGCTTTCTTGATTTACATCCACATAATCTGTTTCAAAATCAATCGTTACCTTGTCACCTATTTCAGCAATCACTGGATAACGAAAATCTGTTGTTCTATTTACGCAATATGCCCTTCTTGCATACCTGCGTGGGTCTGTGACATGCCTACATCCGTCATTGAAATCTTATTGTTTGAATCTATGGTCTTATTTGTGAAGATTGGATTGGCTACTTCAGGGGTGTTGGTCTGCCCATAGGTAAGGAATTGAACTTGATTACCTTTTGTTACTAAAAGCGCACCTAATTCATGGTCATTCACTATTTCACATGCTTCAAGGGCAGTGTTTGTAATCGTTTCAGCCGCTAATTCATAGGAATGACCACTTGAATCAGGAATTAAGTCTGTTGCATAACCCGCTTCATCCATAATGGCTTGCATCCTTTCCCCTGTGTTTTCTTTTGGAAAGGAAACTGCATTTAATTGGACTTTTGCTAAATCGTCAATTGCATCTGTTGCTTCAAATTCTACCAATGTGCCGCCGTCAACATCATATTCTGAATTTATGTTTCTAAGTCTGCCTTCAAAGATACTTACATAATCAACGCCATTGTAATTAACAGTAAATCTTGTCTTAGCCCCTGTTTTATATTGTGGCGTATAGAAAGGGTCAAAGACCTTTGACCTTACAACTGCATTGATGCTACCTGCTAAAGCATAAGGTGTAGCACCTGTTCCAAGTGTCATTCCCCTGCGAATTATTATTCTTGCGGCATCATCCAAAACATTTTGATAATAAAAAGAACCACCATCAAATTGGTCTTCATCTAAAACTGCATTTATATCTAATCTAAAATCTTCCAATCCAGCCAGTTTATTTGTTGCGTTGTTTAACTTTGAATGGCTTAGGATAAATGAATTTGGTTCGCCTGTTTGAATTTCTAATCTGCAGACTTCGCTTAACTTCATATTGCCACCTGTGTAGCCCTGAAGAAGTTGCCACCCCTGTTCGTAAATTCCTTTATTGATTCAACAATTGCCTGTCCTGCCGCTTGCGTAGGTTGCAAGGTCTGCACACTTATGTTGTATGTTGCGGCATTTGCAAATCTTTGTTCTTCTAATGCTTCAAAAAGTCTTAATTGGTCAAGTCTTGCTTGTTTGACCTTTTCTTCATCTGCCGCTTCTTTCTGTCTAAATGAATTGGCAAGTGCCTGAATTGATGCGGCACTTCTTTCAACCGCAACTGTATTTGATTTAGATGCCTTGTCTAAGGCGTTGGCAGTTTCCTTTAGGGTCTTTCCTGTTTCTGTAATGGTAGGAATTACAACTTTATCTTTTGTTTGTGCGTTAGAACCTGTCTTTATATTCCCACCAAATGGCAGATTTGATGAAGAAACTGTGTTTAATCCTGAATTTACACCACTGCCGCCAACAATGTTGGGTGCATTAACTGTGACTTTAGCCCCATCAATGCCAAGTAACTTCTTTAGCCAATCAGGTATTAAATCTTTAATTCTGCCAATCACGCTTTCAATCGCCCTTTTTACAGGTTCAAATGCATTGGAGAGATACCCAATTAACTTGGAAACTGTTTCTTTGACCTTATCAAAGTTGGCAATAAGCGTTCCAATAGCAACAATAAGAAGTCCAATTCCTGTTGAAGCAAGTGCAATCTTTAATCTATTTGTTGCACCTGTTGCCACATTTGTAGCCACTGTCTGCCCTGCAATAGCCCCTGTAGTTAGGTCAGTTGCAATCTTTGTTGCCCCTTGAATACCTGTTAGCGTGATAAGTGCAGTTTTAGCATTAGCAAGAAAAGTCAATAGTGGGCCACCTATTGCAACAACACCTGTAAAACCAAGAATTACATTTTGTGTAGTTGGACTTAAGGTTGCGAACTTATCAATTAACTTAGTAGCCGTATCAACTAACTTTTCTACAAATGGAAGCAACTTTGTTCCAACTGTTTCCTTTAAGTTAGCAAGTGCCACTTCAAATTTTTGTGATGAAGTTACATTTTTTTCTGCGGCATCACCATAAGCCTTTTGTGATTCGCCTATAAGAAGGGTTAAGGCTTCAGTGTTCTTTCCTGCCTTAGATAATGCTTCAGCCTGTTCATAGGTCTTAGCGGTCAGTGCGGGAAATATCTTTTCAAGTTCCCCTGCCCTTAATTCACCATCTGCAAAGGCTTTTCCTAACTTGCTTGTTATTGCTTCAGCCTTTACTGCCCCACCTGTAAATGCTTCAACATCAAAAAATGTATTTACTAATTGTGCGCTTAATGCTTGCGCTTCTTTTGGCAATCTTGAACCTAATTGGGTTGCAAGTTGAATAATTGTGTCGTTATCTACTGCAAGGGCATTTCCAAATTTTGTGGCTTCTGCAGTGATTTGTTCTAAGGCTTTACTGCCTTCTCCAAATGTTGTGGTGGCTTCACGCATGGTCTGTTGCGCTTCTTTTGCTTCATCAATACCTTGTTTTAGAAATGTGACACCTTCACGAAGAACAAATGCTGATGCTGTGGCAATAGCCCAGTGACCAAACAGAACTTCGCCATAAGGCTTAAGTGGAAGTCACTTCTTTTGGGTTTAGTTCAACACCTGCAACTTCAGCCAATTCCTTGATGGTCATTTGTTCTGCATCTTTTATGGTTAATTCAGGTTTAACCCTTTTAGCCAATAGATACTGCATACAAAAAGCCAACTTGGCCTTTGAAGCATTTGTTGTCCATTCATCCATGTTGCATCCAACATAATCTTCAATTTCGCTTAATTCAGACCATTTAAGGTTCTGCATAAAGTCTTCTTCAATCACTTTTACCCCTAATCCAAGTCATATTTCTTAATAATGTTCTTAATGTTTTCTTCATACTTTTCTTTTATTTCACCCTTCTTTTCATTAACTGCCCTGTTTAAGTAAGGCCTTGCTTTGATTCCACGCTTACCCCATCCATATTCAATGACACCCGCATAAGGCACTGCAGCCCTACCTGCAGAAATCGTGACTTTGTTTTTGGCACGATTTGTCTTAATAGATGATTGAAGTTTTCCTGACCTAACAGGAACTAAAGCGGTGGCACGATTAGCAACAAGTTGTCCAAGAAGTTGGTTGGCATCCTTCAAATCTTCAAAGTCATCACCAACGCCCTTCAAGGCTTTATTCAGTTCCCTGATACCTGTTACTTCAATTGCCGCCGCCATAGTTAATCCTTACGCTGTAACCCTTGTTGGTTCTGTTCCAACTAATAGGTCAAGTCGTGCATCAAATACAAATGTTGTATCTGCCGCACCACCAATTGGTGGTTTTCCTTTTACTTCAACTGTTCCAGTGAAGTGTGGTTGTGTCACAGTGGCAGTTGTGTTCCCATGTGGCTTGAAAACAAAGTTCATGGCATTTCCATCGTTATCCCATAGGGCATCCCACAATGAAGATGTGTCTGTGCTTTGTATTCCTTCAATTTCAAAAAACCACTGCTTAGGTGGTGTTATGTCTGCAAAAGTTCTAACTTCCCCATCTTTATCTTCATTTGTAAGAAGGATGGATGAAGCATCAACTGCGTAATCTACGCCGTCTAATGTAAGAACAAGGTTGCGACCTTTAATTCGTGTGCTTGTTGGCATCTTTTTATTTCTCCTAAATTGTTATTTGTGTAGAAACTGCCATTCTTGTTGCAATATATTCAGCATTATTCGCACTTAATGCGAATGGTTGTTCTACGCTGTCAATTGCCCATTGGGCAGGTATTGCACCTATTGCAGTGACGATAAGTTCATCAAGTGCTTCAGTTGCTTTTTCATTGGAAGCATTTTGTGCAACCAGTGTGATAAGTAATCCAATTCTAAAAGTTGCAAAAGTGTCACCTTGCGTCACATATGTGTTGTCAGGTGAAATTATTGCAAGGGGTGGTGTTATGCGTGGTGGGATATATGTTTCAGTATTTATTCCATCCGCTATCAATTCCGTCGCAAGGTTGGTCTTTGTCTGTGTAATCACATTGATTGTCATAGATAAGGCACGAACCTTCTTAGTAATGGATAGACAGGTGTCATAGGGTCACGAGCAATTCGTATAGGTTGCCCATCAAATGAAGAAAACTGTGCGATTCCGTTAGGTGCTGACCTGCGGTGATACAGTTCTGAACCACATTCAAGATAAGCCCTGTCCATAATCTTTGAAGGCACATAATCAGCATCCGCAAAGTTATTCACTAATAGTTTTGCTTCATCAAAGCAACCCTGCACAAAAGCATCATCTGTGGTTGTAGAACCAACATATGCTTTTAAGTCTGTCCAAGTTATTGGCATAACACCATCCCCCTATTTAATTAAAATGTAAATCTTCCAATGCCGTTGACATTGTTCATAGCAGTGGCCATGTAGCCATAAACTGCGAAATCTTGCGTTAGTGCAGTAACAGTTTCTTGTGAAATTCTGAACGGCGCACCTGCTGATTCATAGTTAGTGATTGCATCACTTGAACATAGATAAGCCTTATCATCTGCAAGATTTACATCCACGATAACTGGAAGACCAAATAGGTTTCCTTCTAATCTTGGAATGTTGGCAGTGCCAATGTTGTTAGCAGGATTTAATGCGCTAAATAGTGGTCTATCTACGCCGTCAACAAGTCCTGCAAGGTCTTTGAATACATCCTTTGAAACCAGCATGAAGTTGGCAGTTAAGCCACCTGCAGAATAAATGTGTGCAGATAAATCTGCTGCTGCAGTAAGCCATGCCTTAGCCGTTCCTGCTGAAACTGATGCGTTTCCAAAGTTAGCATCATTAGCAGTTAGAACAGCAATACATTCTTGGTCAGTGCGTTTTGCATAACCAATTGCTTGCATCCTAAATAGTGCTTCAAGATATGAAGGGTCAGACCTTTCTGCAACCTGTCGTGATACTTGGTTGTAACCGCCAATTGTTTTAATTGTCGCT